TTGCGGCGGCGGTTGCGGCGGCGGGGATTGGTCATCTTGTTGGTTACTAAAGACAATAGCAACGTATCTTACAAAGGACAGAAAAGAATCAAACACGAAATACACTAAACTCACAAAAGCTCTATGGTACATTTGTAAACGCCCGCAGGCTTAGCTATCCCTCTCGAGGATAGCGAAGGCCCATGGCGCCCTCACGACAGCGGGGAGCTGTGTGATGGTGGCCAAATCGGACACGAATGAGGCGTGGTCGGCGCGGGTCAAACCGTACCTGTTGTAGAGGAACGCCCAGATCTCGGGCGATTGTTCGTGTCGGCGGCCCGCGTGCATCTTGTGGTCATCATCAAGGATCACGCGGCGGCGTGGCGTCACGGGGAGTAAGTTTAGTACGTGTTGAAGGTATTCACGGGCGAATGGAACATGCCACATGTCTGTCAAGTACACGCTGACCACCGAGCGATAATCCAGGGTGGGTTTGTCAAGCATCCATCCTACCTTGGTGAGAAACCGGCCCAATTTCGGAGCGGGCATCAGACCATCGGCGGAGGGATACATGAGTTTGCTGCAGAACTCGTAATCCCATAAGTTCTGTGATACTACGCACGTTATCGGGCAACCTAGGCGCAGTGCGCGTGCGCGCACCCGTTCTGGGTCGATGCGTAGGCGGGAGATGGCGCTGTTATCATCTCCGTTAAGGGGCATGGCAACGTCCGAGCCGAGTTCAGCTTGATCGGCGAGCGCGTACAATGACACGCGGGCGTTGTGTTGGGTGTTTCCGGCGGACGTCTTGGCGTCGCCGGAGGCGCGGCGGTAGGCAACGGAGACCGCAAGCCCAGAGCGGGTGATGCCCTTGAACTTGCGTCCCCCGAGCTCCGCGGCCAGGGATGCACCGCTCAAGCCGAATTTCTTCCAATGCTTGAGCTCGCTTTGCACTGCGAGGTGGTGGTAGTGAGCGTCCATACGCACGAAGTCGATCATGATGAACCAGACGTCTGGGCCGAAGATCGCTCGCCAGTGGCAGAACCACGCGGCAAACGTCTCGGAGGAACAAGCACCGTAAAGGATGGAGCTAGTGGCGTTCCAGACGCGTTGCATCCGCTCTCCAAGCGCGTGGAAGAACGGGCCCGTGCGCACGAGGCGCTCGGGCGTGCTGCTGATGATCGAGCGTGGGAAGCCGCGGCGGACCAGCTCATCAGAGACGATGAAGTCGATGAGCCAGTAGATGTATTCCATGCGCGTTTCCACCTTGACGAAAATTGACCGGCGTTGGTCACGCGCCTCCAGGGCGCGGAACCCGAGGCGGTCGTAGGTGTCGCGCAACATCTTGCGGCGGGCGGAGCTCTGATACTTACCGAGCCAGTGCTCGAAGGCTGTGAAACCACGGTAGGGGAGTGGTCCCTCCTCCAGGAGCTCGCGGACAGGGAGACATTCGTCGTAGATCGCACAGGCCTCCTCCCACGCAGCGGGGTCAACCGGCGGACGCTCGATGAGCAGTCGCTGGGTGACGGCGCAGTACTCCGTCTGAGCACTGGCGGCGTAGTAGGAGGGGGCAATGCCGTCCATACCGATACCGCGCAAGCGGAGGATAGGGCGGCGGGGGCGAAACGGGCGCTCGAAGGCGACATGCACACCTTCCGACAGCATGGTCGTGATAGGGTACTTGTCGGGCGCGACGGCGGTTTCGGGCGGAATGACGATGTGGGTGTGTTGAGAGGGTCCGGAGATGGGAGGCATGGAGGAGTTGAACCACAGGCTGCTCATGAGGTAGGTGGCTGCGTAACCGAGTGACGCGGTCATTGCCGCGAGTCCAGCGCGCGAGGTGACGTCCGCATTGTCGTACAGGACGGCAAGCGGCACCGCAGGGGTAGCGTCAGCTAGCGGCCAGTTGGCGACGGGCAGCCCGAGGCCTTTGCAGACATCCGCTAGGAAGTCCGCGGCGGCGGGGAGCCCGACCCGGTTAATGGCCCAGGCGGTGGCGTTGTGGGCGGCGTGGAAACCAACGGCGGAGAAGAAGTCGACACGAGACAGAAGCGTGTGAACCACGACCATGGGCAATTGCACGACGCCGAAAGGCATCGGACCCAGGGTGGCGCAGCGCTCGAGGACCTCTTGGACACCGAAGCTAAACGCATAGTAGGAATCCATGAGCTGTACGGCCACTGGCGACGAGCGGCGTTTGAGCTCCTCCCCGCGCGACAGGTCGCGGAGAGCGTGGAAGGTGTGGTAGACGATGGACGGAATGCGTTTGGCGATCTCCTCGCGGACGGGAGCCACAACGATGGCGAAGAAGGGGTTGTTGAGAGCGGCCTGGACCTCGGCTGCGGATGGAGTGGCCATCATGGGCAGCCGGCCAGGGATGAAGGGCAGGCGGGGAATCATCTGCGTGAAGCGATTGACTCCCGGGCGTACCGTGGTGTACCAACCGGCCGTTAGGGCGGCGCCGGTGGCGAAAGCGGCGATGAGGGTGATGGTGCCGGTGAGGGATGGAGGGGCCAGGAATGTGCGGTAGAGCGCTTCCTGCGCGATCCAAGAGGGCCTGTGGACTCGCAACATGTTCGACACAGCAGAGACTTCAAGCGCAGTTGTCTCGGACATGGCCAGCACGGCGCTCATGATGGCAGCGCGATTGCGGATTGACTCCGGCAAATGCTCACAACGCTGCTGGTAGAGCTGGAAGGACTTGTCGAGAATGACGCGGAAGGACTCCGGCGATCGAACAAGCCCGCGGGCGGCCATGGCTGCACACGTTCCAGTGATGGAACGGGACATGGGAATCTGCTCGCTCTTGGTGCCATATCCAAACATGACTCCACAGAACACGGAGATGCGCTCGAGCTCGACTTCGCAAAACTCAATGGGCACACCTCCCGCTTCCGTCGGGCGAGCCGTTGGCGGAAGGGCGAGTGGTGGGGAGTCTTGCGACGCGAGCGCGAGGCGGAAAGGGATTGGAGCAACCACCGCAGGGATGGTGCGTCCAACCGTGATCTCGTAAACGTGGTGGTCGCCATAGGTGTCGACGCGTCGGGCGAGGATGGTTTCGACATCGTCGAGCGGGAGAAAACCGCGCTCGAGCCAGTCGACGTGTTTGTGGCGGTAGCCCTGCTCACCGGTGACGCAGAATTCAATGTTCTCCGCGTCAGGGCGGTAGTAGTAGGCTTCCTTGCCCAACATCCACCCGGCGACGTCCGGGAAGGAGTGGGCGACCACGACAAATCGGTGGGAAGACACGTTGGCGATGATGCTGCGAATGGCGCGCGCATCAAGGTAGTAGATGGAGTGGATGGAAATGGCGGCGGTGAACTGCTGGCAGTGGCAGTCCTCGCCCTTGTGGGTGCACCAGCCGATGGGGGAACCGTCATCGGTGCGGGGAAAGGCGGCTTTACGCGCCTGGTCGCGATAGTCAAGGTCTGGGCATGCGGACCAGACGTTGTCGCGGTGGTTGCTCCTGTGGCGGCGGGGGTTCCCGCCGACATCGAGAATCACGCTCTCTCGCGGGAGCCGCAAGATGGCGTGGCGCTCGGCGATGGCGCGGCCGAGCGCGATAAACCCGTGGGTGTGTCCCTCGGTGCTGGCGCGGACTGGTTCGACGCGGTAATGGCGGCGGATCAGTGGCGCGTGGTCGTCTGGAAAACAGTACG